ACGATAGGCGCAGAGTTAAACTCTGGCCAATGCAACGCTACTTGTTTTATACCCAACATCTCGCCTGTAACCATCATAGGAATGGTGCTAATGGCAGGTACAGAAGAGTCTTTCATTTCTTCAGGAGTAACTTTGTGATTCCACTTAACTCTTCCCTCACACTTTTCTGCTAGCTCTAACAAAAAATCTTCAGGTGCAATGAACCGTTCTACCGTTTCCAAGTTCCAAATGCTACGGTCAGCCAACCTGCCTATGACTTTCTCTGAATACCAATTTGCGTAACGTATGTTTGGCGCAACAAAATCACCGTCCCATATGCCTTTGTGGACTTTTACTTTGTCGAAGTCTATGCCGACACTTTCGCCTACTTCATTAGACCGAAAACGCAAAACAGCTTTGTGTGATTGATTTAACTTGTCTCCAGCTTCGTATATCGTAGCTCGCTGAAAGTGACAACCAGCCAACAGCCCAGCAAGACCTGCTCCATAAATTTTCATAAATGCATCCTTATTAATTTCTTTTTTAGTATTGATCAGTCTTCAAAAGAAAGCAAGTAATTTTTTGTTGGCAAAAATAGTTTGCCTTTTTTATAAAATTCGAGAATAATAAAAGAGCTGGAAATGATGAAGGCATTTTGCCAGACTGTTCCAGCACAGAAAGGAAAACTAAGAATGGCAAAAGTGTACATTACTCAGGTTCCGCACAAACATGACAGGGAAACCGATACATTTGTCCCTGCCGTAAACATCTCTCCAGCAACTGAACATGGAGAGTTGGTAATAATGATGCCACCTCGTACGTCTTTTTATGCTACCGCTGATTTAGTTAAAATGCTCAGCGAAAAGTTGAAAGATTATAGTTACGAAAATGGTGACAGCATTGTTTCCATGGGTGACCCATCGGTGATTGCCGTTGCGTTTGCCTTGTTGGGCAGGATCCATGGTCGTTTTGTTGTGTTGAAATGGGACAAGAATGTTGGTAGATATCTGCCAGCTCATGTTTCGGTTCTGGAATTCCAAACAGCAAGCGAAAAGTTAACAAATGAAATGATTGCTGAAGGTCAGAAAAGGAAAAAGAAATGAAAGTTTATTACGTAGATGGTCCAGGTGTCAGGACCAAAAACTATTGGACAGTGAAAGAGGCAAGAGATGAGGCGAGGCGAATGAATTACCCTCCACTCTCATCGGTCATAGAGATGAAAGTTGTCGGACACAGCAACATCGCTGAAAGTCTTTTCAATTTCATGAACAATGACAGGACAATTAAAAACGGATCGGAAAGAACCGTACGTTATCTCGGTAGCGCAAAGCAACTTGAGAAATGGGAAAGCGAGGATGTTGCATGATATCCTTGGATGAAATGGCCTCACTCGCAAGAGTGATGGCCGAGGCAGAAGACGCTGTCCGACAACAGGAGGCATCTTTGAAAGAAGCAAAAGAAAAGGCGCGACGATTGCGTGAAGAAACTATCCCTGCCGCAATGCAAGAGTTGGGGATAGATAAACTCGAGCTGAACACTGGAGAAAAAATAAGTGTCAGCCAAGAAGTTTATGCTTCAATACCTAATGAACACAGAGACGACGCATTCCGATGGCTGAACGACAATGGCTTTGGTGGTTTGATCAAAGTTGGAGTCTCCTCAAGCTACGGCAAAGGCGAACAGTCCAAAGCTATGGAGTTGTTCCAAGAACTTCAAGAGCGAGGTCTGAATGCAAAGTTCGATGAAGGTGTTCATCCGCAGACGCTCAAAGCATTTTTGAAAGAGCAAATCTCTACTGGTGCCAATGTGCCATTAGATCTATTCGGTGCTCGTCCTGTTTGGACAGCCAAAATCAAAAAGTCATAGGAGAAAAATCATGGCTAAAAAGAATCAAGTAGCTACAAAAAATCAAAGCACAGAAGTTAGTTTCATGGAAGACATGTTAGAAGATGCAGGCATGGGGCTAGAAAACG